GCAAAAGCTCCTGACATATTTCCACAAGTCCGTTGCCAAAGACAATCGTAGCCGTGAGATTCATTACCCGCCTCATCCCGCCGTCAGCCCGACTGGTCTGCCCAGAAGCGTTCATTTCATCCAAAAGACATTGGAAGATGCCCGAACCAGCGTAATTACTAAAAGGACTTCTGAAAACAATGTCACCCCTGCCTATGATATTAAACATCTTGACGACTGTTAAGTAGACTTGCACTCTCTCGAGGACTTTAGTGACCGTCATTAAGAGGTACTTCAAGTACCTAGGCCTCAACTGCTGGATGACATTCATGGTCGGGCGCCCGAATTCGTTCCTATCGGTGAACCAAGAAAAGACGAGGAGTACTCCGCTTCGATTAATTGTGAAGATCTCAACTACAGTTGTGATGACGACAGCGATCAGGAAATCAACAACGACCATGTTACTCTCCCTGAGCTTAATTCAGCGTAACTTAATGTTGCCCCCGGTCCTTCTGCAGCATTTGACTCCATGGCTAACATCGCCGGCACGAACAACTACGCTGAGCTCAGCAAGGCAGCTGCTCAGCACCTGTACTATGACTAAAAGGTCAATAAAGTGCCACGTTACTTGAAGCCTGTTATTCACGAGCCAAACACCTCCCACTTAGACATGGATAAAGGCATTCATGTAACCATAACTACGGAGATCAATGACGCCAACCAGTACATCACGTCCAATTTGTCATCTATTGCTATTGTTAATAACTAGGCAGAGAACGGTATAATCAACGCCATGGCCATTTGGTTCATCCCTACGAAAACTGTCCTGCTGTTCCATGGGCCTAGAGTATATTTGGACTAGTTTTCTATCTATCAGAGGCTTCGGCAACGAGGAGTGAGATGCTACTGCTGGGGTAAGCAGGAAGCATAGGAACTAAATGAGCCCTATGAATCCAATTACCCAAATCTAGTGGATCTTCAAGTTGTTTATGCTTCCCTGTCAGGATCTTACACTTGTCGACCTGTGTCATTACGCAATGCTGCCAAGGACTATGGAGTAGACGCCAACGACGTCCCTCTTGAAGACCACTCTATATTCACTCAGGTAAAACTTCCGTACCAAGCTATACATCACGCTGTCAACGACGTACTTTGCCTTGGGGGAATTTTTGAGAAGAAACATCCAATCGGTGGTTTCGCTAAAGCAATCCAAGTAGGCATGATGTTGTACCGCTTGAGCAGCTCTGAACTTGAAATGCACCGCGAGTTCGAGCAACCCAACTGCCCACGGTTCCAAATTTTGGCTTTTAAAGAACTCGAGAAACTCATTAGCAGGAGGATGAAGGCACCTCATGTCATTGTTGACATGGGTTCCGCTGCAGATCCATTTGAAGCTTCTCGTGCCGGTTCTTTCTGTGCCGCTCAAGCTGCCTGCTGGGGCCTCTGGTCCATTGAATACGCTGATCAACCTTCTTAATTTAACCCCGACACGGATCTCAAGCGCGAGTCTGCCCTCTAAAGAATCATGGTAGCCCATGGTTATGACCATTATGAGTTCTGCAAGATTGTTAAGAAGAGCGGCGTTCCTTTAGCTCGCATTCCAGACTTCTTGACTAGTCTTGACGCGCACAACCATTTGGACGTCACTATTTGGTCTCCCGAAGTAATTGATGGAGAAGTCGTCCTCGGTTGTGTGGTTCCGGATGGCAAAATCAACATTGTCGTGAATGGCGGCCACGCCTATGCTGTCGTTCGTAAGGCATTCCTACCGGTAATACAAAGAATCCGGAAAACTTGGGCTCCTACTGACTGTCACTGCCTGGAAGACAACCGCAAGAACTCCGAACTTGTTCACTTTTTAACTACTCACGCGCCATCAAAGACAGAGGTCCTCCGAGCTCAAAACGTTTACATCCCTGGGTTAGGTGTCACTATTGACAATCACACCACAGTCCCCAACACCCGCTACTTTCTAAACCGCGCCACGATCAACAACATACGCAAGCTGAACCCAGCTTTCAAACAGCGCTTGCGCACCGAGGGGTACTGCAGTGAGTCACGAATCGAGGAAAAGAATGGGGGTCCCGCTCTCGTGGGATAGTGCTTCCATCCGGATACCAAGATGCAACCAACGTCTTAGAAATTCGTTACGAACGTAAAAGACTCACTCATTGAAAAATCTGTTAACCACCCTGAGAGCGTGTCCGCTAAACAGATCCTTCCCATATTTTCGGGCCCTGGTTAGTACCAGATCGCAGACGGATGCATGTTGAACGTGGTAGCTTCGGCGAACTATCGCTCAAGCAACCCATCAGCTCCTTTTGACCCGCGGCACACTCGGCGAATGGTCCAACTGGCGGAAACGATTGTGTAAGGATTAGTTTAAAAACACCCGGAATTGCCCCCTTATAAACCTATCCTTGAGATCGCCAAAGATTACTTTATGAACCACAAGAGACTGTCCGCCAAGGAGTGCGAAGCGCGCATTAAGGACATCGTCAAAGCTTTTGAAGAGCCAGACACGCCATTTTTCAGGAACGGCACTTCGTGCTTTAATAAGATGGAGGTATTGGGTGCTTCGACTATCATCAACAGACTCATTTGCGCTCGCGTCACCGCCCTGAGAGACTTGACTGAGGCAGTCAACTATTACGTTCAACCACTGCTATATCAAATCCCCACTTTTGTGAAAGGGTGTGACAGCCAAACCATCGGCATGAAACTAAAGGATACTGCAGGTATCACCGAGTGGATCTTTGACGGAGACTTTTCCAATTACGACAACGGACAAAATCGGTGGTGTTAAGAGATTGAGCAACTCGTTCTTCGATCGATTACCCAGAACCACGACATCAACCTACTGTGGGAAGCCGTCATCGCCCAAGATCTGCGCCTAAACTGCAAAGGTGTCGAAATTGCTTCGCTTTACGTTCGCTAATCAGGGGAAAAATCCACCTCATGGGGCAATACCTTTATCACCCACTGCTACCTGCAGTACACAGTGATCAGATACCTGGAAACGTAAGGATACACTTTCGAGCAGTGTTTGGACATGGCGTCCACGGGTGAAGATCTAAGCTCCTTATTGTCCAACGGAGCTGTCTCTCTCGTTGAGGGTGATGACCAAACCCTCCCAGCAAATGTTATCCTCGACGATCTATTAGCTGACACTGCGGACCTCCTAGGATTTGAAATAAAAATTCTATCTCATCACAGAGATGGTAATGAATTCTGCAAGTACACGGCGAAAGTGTCAGCGGACGGGTCAATTCATCCCGCAAAATCTTTCAGCTCCACATTCTTCAAACACGGCTGGACCGTCCACCACAACTTCAAGACAGGCAGTTGGCGTGATAGTCTCCTCGCCTAAGCGAAACTAATGGCCTTGGTTGCCACTTTTCCGGGCCTGGACGGTCTTAGCAACTACATCTCCGCCATACTCACTCTACTCCCAAAGCAGCATGTGATAATTTCACCCGACGGGTCCGCCAGTAAGACAAGGGACTTGGAACCCATATTAGCGTAAAACAACTATGGCATCGATGTCGCGACAGGTAAGGCCATCTTGTTAAGGGGTGAACAGTGGGTCAACGGAAAACCTACTGACGAAGAAACCATCGTTCTCAATGCGGAGCTTCGTAATCTGGCTGAAGAGATTTTGCTCCGGGCAAAGCAACACGGCCCAGTAGCAGCTAGGCTAGGAACATACGACTGCTTGAAGTATGTAGAGCTTACAAAGGACTTTGGCCTAAAAGAAAAGAAACCGAAACCTCTCAATGACTTCGGGTAGCATGTGAAGTTTTCTGCTATGCCCGTTGGATAAGCCCTTGACACCCTCAGCACTACCAATCCCCTCTAATCTTAGGCGCCAACCCTCTACCAACATTCTACTCAATCCCTCGACGCGTCTTCGTGTGCTAATGCATGCGCCTATTTAAAATATAATATGAAAAATCGCACACACTTTATCGCAGGAACTGTCACGAGACAGGAGATAGAAGAAGAAGTAGAGGCATACGCCGGCAGCAAGAAATTCGGTAGGATGATTAAAGCAATCACCCCCGTTTACAGCAATGGGAAGTTGGCTGAGTTCCAGGTTCCTGCATTCATCTGGGTTACCTAAGAGGAGCACAAGTGGCTTTTAGGAAACCTAGGTAAACTTGCCGAGTTAGGAGTCCTAGTGGCTGTTGACTCTGCGCTCTACCAAGACCTGAAGGTCAACCTACAGAAAGCCCGTGCCATGGTTAAACCTTTCAACCGGCACAACGACAAGCTCGGTTTCGACTACAAGTTGACCCACCGTGCTTACCAGATCGACACGTCCCAGCAGTTTGCCGGATCAGCATATGAGAATTTCGTGAAGAAAGCTGCTGCCTTCCACCAGGAGTCAAGCCCGCTCTATGCAGAACATCTGGAAACAATGGCGAAGAACTTCACGATCAACTCATCGGCCAGGGATGATTTGTTAGCTACCCAACCTGGAGCCAAGGTTCCTTTGGTCGATGACGACGGTTATCAGCGTTCCATCGCCGGTTTGAACCAAGAATTGGGGGAGAAGACGAGAGAGTTAGAACTAGCTCGTTCCAAGAATGAAGAACTCGCTCAGTACTACGAGGAACGGCTTTCTTCTTACGTTGGCAAAACCGTTATTTCTCCTCAAGAGTTGACTGAGTTCCCGACAGAGGTACGCAAGTCAGCCAAAATCCTCATGAATTAGCAGAATGAGGCTGAGTTACAGTATGCGAAAAGCATGCTAGACCCCTTTCATCCCGATTGCCAAGGCGTTAGAGTCCCTACCAGAATCGGTCGAGCAACCGCCACTTATTCTGCTTTTTCTGACTTCACACTGCCACAAGACACGCTGGCAGTGATCAATTTCGGCTTGCCTAGCCACTCTGATGTCTGCATGACCAGTGACGCCCAACTCATCAGTGAGATAACCGCAAATGTTCCTGTCCTTACTCGGTACCGGAACCCTCTTGGTGACGAAGTTCGGCAGGCGTACTACATACCGGTGACTCCCGAACCTTTCGACTCTTTTGACCAGAAATGGTAGCTCAGGACGCTTAAAACAGATAGCGTCTTCACAAAAGCTCGCGTCGTCGCTGCAGGTTTTAGAGTTTTCAAAACTTCAGCCACGGAAACTGAAGCCGGTCAAATGGATATCGTCTACGGACAAGATGGCTTGCCCGTCGACGATGACATTCCTCTTAAAACCGAGCTGGGGAGGCCAATGGACGACAGAACTCGTATCTACCTAGCTTCTTCCCAAACAGGTGAATGTAGGGGTAAAGTCGGGTTTATTGGCCAATGTAATTTTAGGCCAAGCAACGTGAACTCTCTCAACCTGTTGACCATGGGATCTGACACACAAACTGATGTCAGCGGCTATTTAACCGCAAGCTAGCAGCGCTCCGCTCTCTGGTATGTCTATTAGACAACAGGAAATTCCCCAGTTCCATACGCCAGACCAATTGGGGATGTACCTCCAGACACTGTTGAATGGGAAGTTATTGGAATACTGCAACCTTCGTTGTAGTAGCCCCACACAGCGATAGCGGTGGTATAAGGAACCACTCCTCAAATGTCCATCTCTTTGGAAGTTGTGAAGCATGTGGAAGGAATTCCTGACGCAGATCACTTTGCTTTCCTAGCAGCTGGGCATTCAAAGCTCACCTCCGCTCCCGACCCAATCAATTTACTGGCCTCCATGCCTACAGACATGATCTTTGCCCCGTACAGTGCGCGACGAAGAGATCTCATGTCCCAACTTCTTGTCCGCGGATTTTTCGACGAAACCCTTTTCCCTAAGATTAAGGATCTAGTACGCTATGGCGCTGACTGGCTATCCTCTGACGGTAAAGGAGAAGATGCAGTCGAGAAAGCGGTTGACGCAGCAGTAATAGCATTGTCAACCCTAATCCCATCTTTGGCACCCGCCATCCAGGCTCTCGGACCCCTGGCCAAGTCAAAAGGCAATGATGCCTTTGACTCAGCCCTAGACAGTCTTCGTCAATGGGCAACCAACGTAGAAGGCTACAAACCAGTCCTTCCAATTGAAAACGTTGGCAACGAAGGCGCGGAAAATGACAATTCCGCTTTGTGACCTTCTTGCGCCGTGAGAAGCGGCGCGCTGTGATCGTGTTGGCATGATGCTGTCGTGTCATGGTGTGGTTACATTGTGATCCGCATGGCGTATGATTATACAGTATGATTATACCATACAAGTATATCATAACACTATGCCGTTACCCCACCAGCTTAGCACACGCACAACATCACCACGCATCACGTCACTGCCATTTTGGCACATGTTAGCTACAGTATCTACTGCAGCACAGCACTTGCCAGGCACCACGCGTGAAGGTTTTGGCCCATCAGCCACGACTTCACACTCCACTTTTGAAAGTGACCATGGCTTCGTCGACCTCACCGACGGACTGTAA